GTCAAAAAGACCTCTACAACTTCGCGGACATGACGCAAGTCAACGGCGCCATCGCCTTCGTTCAAGTCGGTGTGCAACTAGCTATGGCTTCTGCCGGATCCCGAGACGTCAGAATCAAATACAAAGACAATGGAGGCACCGAAGCAACTGTCTCCACGGTCACTGTGGCCTCGACGGCCTACGATGAGTTCTATGCCGTCATGGATCAAAATCCTGCTGTCCCCGGAGCGTGGGACGTGACAGACATCGACGGTGGTCAATTCGGAGTTGAGGTGGTCTGATGGCACTTCGTTGGTTGGAAGCAGGACAAGGCTGTCAAAACGGAACGATCTTCGCTCGTCTCTATCCCACTGCATCGGGGGTTGTTGGCGCTACATTTACCGACGAGTACGGTCGGACGAGCATGGACTCCAGCAACTTGGTTCTACGCACGCCTGCACTGGTCGGATCGGTTGCCAATACATGGATTGTTGGATTTGGTTTTCAGGTCACCAACGGAATCCTCGACACTTCTCCCTCAGCATTTCCCTTCATCTCCTTCCGAGATTCTACTGGAGCTCAATGCAGGTTGGAAGTGATCGATGCGAGCGACACGAAACCGGGCGGGGTCTACTACAAACTCCGTGTGATGCGTGGCGCTACAGAACTCGCCAGGACCAACGAGCGATTTGATGCTTCGATCCAGGCGGATCGTCGCACCTACTTCGAATTCAAAGTCGTCGTTCGAACTGGAACGAATGGTTCCTTCTCGCTTCGCTACTTCACTTTCAAGAGCCGCACGACTTCGACGACTGCTACGTGGAGCGCGGCAAATACCGGCATCAACACAGCGAACAATGGCACTGATGGGGCAGACCGCACGGAGTTCTCCTGGGCCACTGGAAGCTCCGACCGCGTTGCCCTGACGGACATCTACGTCTGCGACAACTCCGGCGCGAAGAACAACGACTTCCTCGGCAAACTCTACATGGAGGCGTTGGATCCCCAAGGGAACGGGAATAGTCAGCAATGGGCCTTGGCTGGAAGCGCGGCCTCCCTCGAAGATGCCCTCAATGAGACTGCCTCGACCCAGAGCACGGGCGAAGACGACAAGCGGATCACCTCCGATACAGTCGGTGAGATCAGTCTTGTGACGATGACCAATCTTTCTTCCCTCTTCGGCACGAGCACGATCATCGGTATGCAGGTCAGGCTCTACGGCAAGATGGAGACCACCGGCACAAGAGATGTGCAATTGACGTATCGAAAGACCACAGGATCTCCAGTGCAGATCGGCACGAACATCCTGGATCTAGATACGACCTCCATCGTTGGCGAGGCAGACACGCAGGAGAACGATCCCAATACTTCTACCGATTGGGTTCTGGCAGACATCAACGGCTTGGAACTGGGCGCAGAACTCGACGCCTGATATAGACCGGAGGCAAAGTGGTAGCGGTCAGAATCTCTCGGGAGTCAATCGAAGTCGGTGCGGAAGCAGCGGCTATCGCCAGCGTCACGCGCCTCGACGCCGAAGTGGCAACGCCCGCGCAGGCGACGACTACCACTATCGCAGCGAAGATCAGCCGGATCTCTTTCGAAGTCCTGTCTCCGCGTCCCCAGGTCGCCTCGGTCACGCGCCTCGACGCCGAAGTGGCAACGCCCGCGCAGGCGACGACTACCACTATCGCAGCGAAGATCAGCCGGGCCTCGATTGAGGTTGGCTCGCGAATCGTCAAGCGTGCCTCGGTCACGCGCCTCGACGCCGAAGTGGCAACGAAGGCGCAAGCGACCTCCACCACTGCGACTGTCCAAGTCAGTCGAGTCTCCGCTGAGATGCTCGCACGCCGCGGAAGCACAACGATGGTCTCTCCGTTGGCACTCGCCAGCGGTATCGAAGTCTTCCTCCATAATTGGGTCGACGAAGCTGTCCTTCGAAGTGCCTATGAGACAGACATCTCGACCTCGCCCAACACAGGAGCGGAGAGCCGTCGGAGTCTAACCGTGAAGCCTTCAAGGACGCTGGAGTTGTTGTGGCAAATCCATTCCTCTGATGATGAGCAACGCTTCAGATTCGATAAGTTGCTTTTGACTCTCCGCAAGATCACAGACGAGCGATTGGCTGTCCCTCTCTACATGGATCAACGAGAACTCGGAGTTGCCTACACGAGTTTTGATGACACTGTGTTCTTCGACACTACCAGAGGCCGCTGGTTCATCGGAGCGCGTGTGGTGATCGTAGAATTCGATTGGGATGGCTCCTATCTCTTCCATTCGTTCCATTTGATCTCTTCACTCCAAAGTGATAGGCTAGTCTTCGCGAGTTCTCTTGGGGTGGCGGTCTCCGCGAATGCGGTCATCCTTCCGATGATCGATTGTGAAGTCATTCTCGAAGCCAAGGCCAAGTATTTCTCGGCTGGGAACATCGCCATCAAGTTGGAACTTCAGGAAATCGCTGGCTCTTCGCAACTTCCCGCGTTGAAATCCGACTTCCCGAGCGATACCGATTCATTCGACGATGCTCCGATCTTCGACTACGACCCGGATTGGGTCGATGGGATCGAAAAGGGCCGCATCCGCCAGGGCCAACGGTATCGTCAAGGCCGAACAGATCGAGTCTATACGGCTGCGGCGCGTTCGCGTGAGTGGCACAAATTGAATTTGACCGGCTTGCGGGCCTCCTGTGCAGCCAATGTCCGGGAAGACATCTGGAGAGTGGTCGAGTTCTTCGACACCCGTCGGGGTCGCACTCGCTCTTTCTGGAACATCGATCAAGAACAGGTCTGGAAAATCTCAAGCATTGATGCTTCGGGCGGATTCGTCAGTGTCGACGAGATCAACGACTTCAATGACTTCAAAGAGGAGCTCGAAGGCGGTTGGATAGGCCTGGTAATGAGCGATGGAACAAAGTATGTCCGAGAGGCCGTCACAGTTCAACAAATTCTCACTGTCTTCCGCATCACTGTGAATCCCCCGCTCCCTGTCAATCTGGACGTGGATCAGGTCTTCCGAGTCGCCACCGCGCGCCGCGTGCGCTTCGACAAAGATGAATTGGAAGAACGTTGGAAACATACTGGCTACATGGGCACAACCCTGGAGCTGATTGAGACACTTGAAGAAAACTCGGTCGAAACCTAGGAGGCAAACATGGTCACCGCAGCAGGCAGTCCGGAAAAAGAAAGCTACGTTCTCGTCCTCTTTCGCTATGGAGATCCGAACGTAGTTCAATTCTCTCGATACACCGATTGGCAGATGGATTTCGAAGGCCACGTCTCGACACCAGCGATGGGCATCGAGTTTCCTGAGAATGCAGGGACCTTTGACGAAAAGGAACTTCGCATTCTCATGCCGATTGATTCATTCACATCCGCAGTTGGTAGCGGAGCTCCGCATTCCCCCATCTTCGTCCAAATCGAAGAGATCACGGCCGGCTTATTCGCAGGAGATGCAGGCACTCGCCGGATCATCTTCAAAGGCCGTGTAACTCGCACGATCAAAAACTTCCAGGGCCGCAATGACACTGTAGCGTTTTTCGCGCTCCCGGCCAAGTCTAGGATCGATGTACCCATGGGCTTGCAATGCAATCACCATTGCATCAATCGTTTGTTTAGTCCAGGATGCGGATTGATTCAAGCAAACTTCGAGCAACTAGGAGAGATCGCAGTGATGGATGGGAAGGAAATCACGATCTCTACGCCCAATTCCACACTCACTGCGCCTGTCGCTCCGGGCGGCGACAATTCACGCTTCTGGGAACGCGGCTTCCTCGAAAAAGATGGCCTGAAGATCGGCGTACATATCTGGACGATCGCGGATCCTACAGTCTTCGTCCTCCGGCGTCGCCCGCCCAACACTTGGCTACTCGCTGGGGGTAACTCGATCAAGTTCGTACCCGGGTGCCACAAAACGATCGAAGATTGCCGTGATGTCTGGGACAATGAGCAAGGGCAAGCTGGATCCGGGGGCTTCGCCGGATTTGGATATGCAATGCTTCCGTACAATCCGATGTATGAAAGCCCTCAATGAGATCGTATCCGCTTTCGTTGATCTGGCAACCCCTGCCGGCAGCTCTCGACAATGCACAGGGGCGACTCGGAGAAGCTCTGGAGTCCTGGAGGGGTACGCCCTATCTCAGCGGTCAACGCTTGCGACAGGTGGGTGGCGATTGCATCGGCGCCATCTTCGGAGTCATCGACGACGTTGATGGACGCTCGCGCGCAAGCAACCCTCGATTACCCGCCGACGCGAGCCTACACAGCCCCAAGAGCGCCTACAAGGCCGTGGCTGCTATCCGGCGAATCTACGCGCCGGCTAAGCGATTGCGCTGGGAAGGTGGTAGTATTCTGGTTCAGCCTGGCGATCTGCTGATCGTCGGAACCACCGCGGGTGGCCCAGGCCACCTGATGATGGTCGGAGTGGAAAAGAACACGATCTGGCATGCTGCGGGAAGAGGCGCCCGCTTCGATCAAGCCGGATGGGCTCTTGGCGATGGATTCGAACGCCTCTTTGCAGTGTATCGACTTGAAGATCGCGAAAGGTGGATGAGATGAAGATCCTGAAACGCCCCAACCACAGTTCAACTAATTGTGGCGCAGTCAATCTTGTCTACCTGGCTGTCTCAATTGGTCTCTCGATCATCGCTGGGCTTCTTCTCAAACCGAAGAGTGGCAGTCCAATCAAGGACGACAAACCCACCACCCTGACGACTCGCGGCTCCTATATGTCTTGGCACATCGGCATCCGCAGGATCGGCCCTGTCTTTGCCTGGGCTGGTGATCGAGAGAAGCGACAAGAGGCGGCCGATGGGGGTAAGGGCATCGGGGGAGCAAAGAAGGACGTCTGGTACGAAGCCGGATGGCATCAAATCGGAGTTGGTCCTATGGATGCTCTGCATGCGATCATCTCTGGGGGAAGGATCTCCTTCAAAGGCCCAATCACGCGAACTTCCCACCCGAGCGGATCAACCGTGGTGGTCGATGAGAATCAATCGTTCACAATCTATTGGGGCGAGTTGGATCAACCAGTGAACAGTTTCCTCGGCGACCCTTCGCGAGTGGGGGTCACTTCAAGATGGCCGAATTGCTGCTATGTTATTTGGAACAAAAAGCGATTGGGAGCGAGCCCCAATTGGAAAATCATCGATTACGTGATGGAGCGTCGACCCTCTGGATCTTTCCTGAGCCTTTCTGATCCCTGGTATGACCCGACAGCTACTCTCGATGGGGTGATGGTCAATATCAATGGGCACGTAGCTTCTTCAAATCCGGACATTGGCTACCTTCAAGTCTCTGGGGATTTGACACAAGAATTCGATGCTGGACATCCAGTGCGAGTTCATTTCACTGGGAATAAATCCCTACACTGGATTGCCAATCTTTGCAACAAATACCCAAGTCTTCCTAGAAACAGGAACGATAGGATCAAACAATGCTGGCACGATTCAAGCATACACTTTTGCGACTGACGATGGGGCCAACATTGCACATGCAACTGCGGATATGCTCTATGCTCCATATCCTCAAGGTCTTGCTCTTGATCCTAATGGCCCTGAAGCCTGGGATTTGGAATCTCTCGAAGATCTTGGAACTGAAGCGGAGACCGAAGGTTGGCGAGCATCGATCATCGGAACTGATGGAGAGACCGCCGATAACATTCTAGCGGGGATTCTCCAGGATCATGGAACGATGCTGCCGATCGATACCGCGAGCGGCAACCTTTTGTTCCAACGCTGTCGAGAACCATCGGGCACTCTGGCGAATGTCTCTATCGATCTCGAAGCTGACGATTTGCCGGAGATCGAATCCCTACATGCTGAAAAACCAGTCGACAAGATGGTCTTCTCCTTCACCGATCGCGACCATGGCTTCTCTGACATGACGATCGCAATCGACGAGGACGGCCAGGTCTCTTACATGGAGTACGCGCGACCGCGCAAAGTGGGAATCTCCAGCACAGTCCACTTCTTCACGGCTGCGGCATTGACCGAACTCCGATCTCAGGAAGAACTCGCTGGCGCCGGTAGAGTGAAGCTCAAAGCCAATCGTGGAACTCGTCACTTTCTCCCCGGCCAACCATTCATCTCGGCGAGTTTCGATGAAGTGCTTCGAGTTCTCACCGTCGGTGTCGACCCTCTCTCTGAGACGGTCGAGCTCGAAGTCATCCCCGACTTTTTTGGCGCTCGCAAGAGCGACTTCGTGAACTCCCAAGGCGGTGGTACTCCAATCTTTCAAGATCCGGCTCAAGACGAACAATTCGCTGAGATTGAAATCCCAGAACAGCTTTTGTCGACCGAGGAGATGTTCATCATCATCCCACGGATCAGAGCACATGCGCAGATCATCGAAGCTGCAATTCACATTTCACGCGACGATGTAACTTACACTCAAATTGGCACAGAATCCGCAGTGGCAACCGGGGGCGTCACTGACGTTGCGATGGTTGCGACTGGGAAGAATTTCTTGACCCAGGGCCCGACCTTCACGTTGAAAGGTCCGGACATCTCCAGCGCCCAAGATCTCTCGGCCGACCCGACCAACTTCGGATTGGGCCGGCAGCTCTGTGTGATAGTGTCTACCGCTGGCATTGAGATCTGCTACGCCCAGAAGTCAACCGCGGTCAGTGGATCGCAGTACAGGCTCGATGGTCTCCTTCGCGCCCGCTTCGACACTCGCAAACTTGCACATCCGATCGGAGCTCAGATCTACATCTTCTCAGATACGACTTTGAGCGACTTCCAAGACATACTCTTGGTGCCTGGAGAAGATCTCTACACGAAGAGCCAGCCCTCCACCACAGGCGGCATCGTTGCTCTGTCGGCCACCCCTCCCTATGCAGATGTGCTGAAAGGGAAAGGAATCGTCCCGATTACACCCGAGGATCCCTACGTTGCTGCACCCTTCAAGGGATCCTCGGTGTACCGAACAGGCGACAATGCCACAATTCGCTGGCACTGGTCCTCTGGATCCTCGCACAACACTGGCGCAGGCTTTCAAGCAGCTGGCACTCCAATAGGGGCCCCCGTCCTCAAGGGTGCCTTCATCGTCGAATTACTAACTCCAGCAAATTTAGTAGTTAGCAGCCAGACCTTGACGGTCGCAGAAGTGACCTACCCGGCCGCGACGCTCGCCGCTGCTCCGATCAGCAATGGGAATTTCAAAGTTCGAATCAGTCAAGCGTACAACGGATACATTTCAAATACCGTGACCCTTTCAGTCACGCACATCTAGGAGGCAAAATGTCAAGACCTACTCTCACTCCGATCAGTAGTGGCAACAATGGATGGGACGGGAACATCGATGATGATTTCGACATCCTCGCCGACGCTCCCATCCCGATCAAGGAACGCACAGACATCGCCACGCTCGCCGCACTGGAGACCGCCTACCCCGCGGCTGCGCACGATCGTTGCTTCATCTGGATCAACCTCACGACGTTCGGTATGACTCTGTGCTGGTCAAACGGCACGGCCTGGATTACCTTCGGAATGGAGAAGCGCCCTGTGCGGACATCGAGCGTGACCACTTCCCAAGTCATCACGGACAAGTTCGTGCGCTTCACTGGTGCAGGCACGGTCGACTACGACTTCCTCACGGCGAACGCTTGGGCAGGCGTCACTGTCGAAGTGCGCAACGACACGGCCGCGATCGTCAGCTTGGATCCCAACGGTAGCGAGAACATCAACGGCTCGTCCACGAGCCTCTCCCTGGCCGCTGGCTCCACGGCGCGCATCTACAGCGACGGAACGGCGCTCTACGCATCCATCGCAACCTGAGCAAAGCAAGGCGCCTTCCAGGGCGTCGTCTGCCGCAGGGCCCCCGTCGTTGCCTCCGCGGGGGCCCTGCTTTTTTCTTGCCACCTTCGCCGACATGGGCTATACTTTCGCCCACGAGTGCAACCTAAAGTTTCACGTGCTGAAGCCCTGGTCAGGGCACAGACCATCAGCAACGAGCCTGTGCCACCAGGAGGAACCAGGAAGCGGAAAGGCAGTGAACTTGCCGATCCACCCCTCACTTGCCAAAAGCGGCCGCTTTTGCTCGCGCCCTTGCTCCATCCCCTCTCTTCTGAGTCGGCTCGGCAATTGTCTGAAGAGTGTGGACCCGGCCGCATACCATGCACTCTGCGCGTTGAAACTTGGCTACACCGGTATTGTACGTGTGTGTCACGCGAAGTCTACCGGTGCAATCTATTTTGGTACAGTTCATCTGCCTCTCCGTGCCTTTGATCCGACGATGTGTTTCTTGCGGTTGACCGTAGCGACGCGCCCGCCCAGACCGACGTGCGGGTAGAATGCCATCGCGATTGCATCTGCGCGGTCGGGTGATTCGGTGATCTTAGTACGATCGCGCCATTCATCTTTTGTCTCTACCTTGATCTTGCCCTTGCGATCGGTGTAATACTGGCGCGTCGAAAGTTGTTTCAGCAAGCGCGCATCATTGGGAAGGTGAGCAATGTGTTCCTTCACGACATTGCGCAAGTTCCACCAAGCCTCGCTATACATATCGGCGAACATGCTGCTATCGAATGCAGTCGCTTGGGTGTGAAACTCCAGCACTTGCTTCCCTGATTCGTGAAATGAGTGGACAACGCCTTGTCCCATGCCGCCAGCGTCAGGGATGTACCAACATTGGTCATCTTTCCAATTCGCGTCGAACTGGAGCCTGAAGGCGTAGTCGGTAACCTTGCGCGGGTCGCACTTGACGAAGACCTTGTAGTCGACGATCGCAAGGCCGCTACGGCGTGCTACGCAACTCTCGTCTCCACCGTAACGCGCGTAGTCGAGCGCGATGGATTTGTTGTGAGGCAGGATGTCATTGATGCTCGCGCAGCCGAGGAGGCTCGTCTTCGTGCAGTGGATGAGATCCTCGATCGACATCAGAGCGTTGGGATCCTGGTTCGGGAATTCCCCGAGCACCCGGATCCGATAGACGTCGCTGTCGCGACCATACTCCAACTCTAGAGCGCGGTTGCGGCTGGGGCTGACAATGTGCGGATAGTCACGCGCCGTGTCCTCGGCACTCCACTTCATGCAGTGCCATTGATCGCGGTGTGTCGTGAAGCAATCGAAGAAGGCGCAATCGGTCGTGTTCGGATTGCCGATCTGAATGAATAGAGCATCTGGATTGGAGAGCGTGCCCTTGATCGTCTCAGTGATCGGCCGCGGGACGCCCGAAGCCTCATCTGCGATGAAGGTCAGCCGCTTTTCGTGGATCCCCTGGAGGTTTTCCGGGCGCGTAGCGGTCGCTGTCTTGATGCCCCAGATATCATTACCATTGATCTCAACGCGGGTATTGTAGCACTTGATGAATGCACGCAAAAGAGGATGTGCCTCCTTCAAAAGACGCTTGCATTCGTCGACCCATTGCCTGCATTGTCGCATAGACGGGGCAGTGACGATGCAGAGTGCATCCGGATAGCGCAAGCAACGCCAAAGCCCAACAATCACACTACTGGCCGTCTTTCCTGGACCTTGTCCGCTCGCTATAGCGATCCGTTTGAGTCTTTTGCTCTCCGGGAGGATTGTTTCGAGATGCACAGCATCAAAAAGCTCATTTTGCTGCCATGTAGAGTCAAAATTCATCCCTTCTTTCGAGAAAAGATGGATGTCCGAGCGCCACCGCTCGTACAAAGGCTCGAAATGTCTTGCGAAACGACTCACCAGATCAAGATTGTCGTGTTTTTTGGGTGCGTAGAGTTCTGTTTCAACTCTCTCATGGTTTCTACAAAGTCAACTTCGGAGTTTTTGGCCCCAAGAACGATCGAGATCATCGCATCGCGCGCCCTCGGAACGATTTTCTCCTTCACATTCGCAAAGAAATTGATGCCCCAGCCGCTCTGAGTTCCGAAATTGAGCTGCGACCATGAGACAAAGTGCGAGACCGCAGTCAGATCTGCGTCGCATCTAGTGCAAACTGCTTCGAGGAAGCCCATGAAGTGCGTGCCGTGCGTGTGCGTAGGTGCGATGACGATCGCCGAAGCTCCGGGAGTGGATAGGAT